CATATATTATATAATACTTTTATGAATAATTTTAGAATTAAAAATCAATACAAACTAAATATCTTTTAATAAACATTCATTATATAATTTAATAGCAAAATTTTTATCTTCAAAACTATAAACCTTTGACCATTTTCCTTCAGTATTATTTTTATAATTACTAAAGAAATAATGAATTTTTTCTTTTATTTCATTTTCTAGATCAGATAAATTATTTATTTTTTGATAATCTTCCTTTAATACACATAAAATTTTTTCATCCATTCCTTTTTCATCTTCCATTACCAAAACTCCAATAATATATGCTTCAACAAATAAATCATTATTTATTTTTTGTTCGCTTATTATTAGTGCATCCAATTCGTCACTATCTTTAGCTTTAGTATTAGGGATAAATCCATAAGCATAGGGGTAAATGTACGGTTTTTGAAGTATTCTATCTAATTCAAGCCTATTAGATGTATGGTTATATTCGAATTTTTGGTCGCTACCTTTTTCGATTTCGATATATATTTTAACCATTTTATCCATTAATAAATAATAGGTAAATATTTTTATAAAAGAAAACTTTTATAAAATTATTCGTTTAATAATTTATTGAGAGCAGCAAGTATAAGTTTTTCCTGATAAAGGATTACCTACACAACCACCATCTTGATATACACAAACACTATCTGTGAAATAATAATTATTAGTTCCCAAAGTATTTGCACAATAAGAACACATCCAAGCACAACCAGTTCCTTGACTTACTGAAAAACTAATACAATTTTGAGGAATTATATAAGGTTGAGTATGATTACCATATGAACACAAACCTTCAGAACTAGTAACTAATAAAAAAAGACCTAACAAAACTTTATACATTAATATAATTATAAAAAATCCTTTATATAATTATATATTGTTTAATTAAATAAATTAAATTATAAGCCAGCTATTTTATCAATAAAATCTTTATTAATTTCATGACCATTTCCATCTGGAAACATGTATGATTTATAATTTATGTCTCCCAGTTGTTTCATTTCATAATCATAAATGTCTTTTTCCATTCTAGATTCTTGAATGAAATTAAATTTATAATCATCATTATTATTCCATCCAAAAATAAAGATAATTTCTTTTAATCTTTCAGGAGAAAGTTTCTTTAGAGGTTGAATATGAATTGGAGAACCTGGAACAGCCAAGTACAAGGCTTTGTAAATGTTACTCATAGTTACTAATTGTGTGGCTACAAAACCTCCGTTGCATTTACCCAACAAATGAACATTATTTAATCCTAATTTTTCAATAATTATTTCATTCATAATGGAAGCGATTTCAAGATTCAAGTCAATTTCATCTTTATAAATAACATTTAATTCTTTATCTGATAAATCTTTCCTTAATATAGATTTTTCCCCTGCCTTAAGTTTATCATATGTTCCACAAGCTTTAATTTGATATTGTTTTAGAGGGTCGTAATTTATCATATAAACTGAGCTGAATTTCCCTCTTAGTTTTTCGATATTACTAACTATAACTTGTGCAGAATTAGAAAATGATTTTGAACTAATACCAGCCATTGCAAATAATACCGGTTTATCTTCAGATTCTTCAAAAGAATATTTAATGATATTAAATGTTAATGTTTCTCCTTTATATTCTACATTAAATTGATTGATTTTCCAACCTTTTAAATCTAAAATTGTAGGTAAGGTTTTTCCATAATCTTCAGCCTCTTTCTGAGTTTGAAGATTTAAATATTTGTTCTTATATTTTAAATATTTGTAAATAAAATCCATAATAATATTAATATATATTTATTAAAAATTTTTCAATTTTTTTAAAATTAATTAAAAACATAATTAATTATTTAATAATGTCAGTAGAAGACTTGTTAAAAGAAATAAAAGAATTAAATATGAAAGTTGATTTATTTATTAAAAATGAAGATATAAAAGGAGAAAATAAAAATGTAGTTATTGAAGAACCAAAAAGTGTTCACGAAATTTTAAATAAAATTAAAGATAACATAAAAAAAGATGATGCTAAAAAAGATGATGATACAAGTGTTACTGAATCCGATTGTATTTCTGAAAGTAATATAGACTTTTTCCCTGTTAGATATAGAACAATTAATATTAATCTTTTAGAAGATAATATAATCATTGATAAAGCAACTAAAATTATTAAAATAAATTTTAAATAAATAATTTTAAATTATGTAATTTATTTTGAATAAAATAAATTAAATAAATTAATTAATTAAGTTTCATCTGCATAAATTGTTCTTTCTGTTCTTATTCTTGGAAGAATATTTACAGACATTAATTCTTGAAATAACAACTTAGCAGCATATGGCATCACTACTGCGCTAATTCTATTCGAATTATGACAGGCTTTGCACCAATAATAATCTTTGTCGATGACTTTAGAAGCAAATAAGCCACATTCGTCACAGATATATACTTTATAGATGTCTGATGTTTCCATCATGCGCTCTTTTATGAATTGAGCCATGCCGTGAGCAATCATTGCATCTTTTTCCATTTCACCAATTTTTAAACCACCGTCTCTGCTTCTGCCTTCCAACGGTTGTCTTGTTAATGCTTGTCTTGGTCCTCTGCTTCTGGAATGATACTTGTCAGCCGTCATGTGTTTTAATCTGACTTGATAAGTGGGACCCATAAATATTTCTGCTTCCATTTTCTTTCCGGTCATACCGCAGTATAATACCTCGTTACCGTATTTGTTGAAGCCTAGCTTCTCTAACATCTCGGGCATTTTACGGACATCATAGTCGCAGTATGGGGTACCGTCGACAAAATGTCCTTCGATGGCACCCACTTTGGCGGCGACGCACTCGACTAGTTGTCCAATCGTCATGCGGCTCGGGAGGCAGTGAGGATTCATGATTAAATCTGGTACCATTCCATCGGCGGTGAACGGCATGTCTTTTTGTTGTAAGGCGATACCCAGGGTGCCTTTTTGCGAACTACCGAGGGGATAACTATTATAGTTATCCCCCTCTATAACTTCGACCTGTATATTTTTCTCAAAGAGAATTTATAGAATATACAAGGCTACCGTTTTATACTTGAGTATAAAACGCGACAGATTAGAATTTATTCCAATCTAATCACATTATAGCACGATTTCTCGTGGGACTAGATCATATTTTGATAGGATTAAAACGAGGTGTGATTAATACCTCTATCCCACAATATCCATATGGTCGTTGAACCTTCTTCCTCATTCTATCGTTAAATATTTTTATACGAATAAGGAAGCTTGGATGCGGATTGTCCCTCTATTACTAATTACCTTTTTACTTTACCTAATGCAGTTAACATTAGCCATTAATCCATTACTGAATTAACTTAGTAGTAATTAGCTTCACTCTTTATTATCGAGTTTGGGATGTCCCCGCAGTTTGGATACTTTGCCAGCTATAAACTGACTAGCAGTACTTTTGATACCACTTTACGGCCAAGTTAACCGTGTCTGTTTGAATTCCCTGTCCAACAAGGTTTCATATTTAATCTAGTATAAAATATATGGTCTGGAACCTCAATACAATATACATTACCTTCATAATCAATTAAACTTTCTGATTGTCCATTTTGTATTTTAACATGTCCATGATTAATCATTGGTTCATTCTTGGTTTTAATTATACATAATTCATAAGGTTGTGTTGTTGGACTAATTACTTTACCGCTTTTTAATGTTACATCTTTCATTTCTCTTTCATATGTATTAGCAGACCAACCACAATGTAATGCTAATCTTGTAACATTATCAGCTAATTTTTTAGAAGATGTAAAATATTTATGTGCATTAGTTTTATTAATATATCCATCACCTAACATTAAACCTTCTAATAATATTTTACTTTGTGCTTCGCTCAAGTCAAATACCCATTCAGGTAATTCCTTATTTACAGCTCCTACACTTAATGGTAATAAATAATTATAAATATCTATTTTATGCATATGCCATTTATCATCTTTTGATTTAATAATATTTATTTCTAAATTTTTACATACTTCTTCTAATTTTGTTTTAACTCTTTTCTTATTAGCTGAAATAGTTATTCTTTTATTATCTGATTTCTCTGCCCATCCTTCAGCATACCAGATTCCTAAAAAATATAACCAATCATTCATTGGTAAGTTTAATTCACCTATTTTAAAAGTTTCTTGTTCTGGTTTAATCCATTTACCGTTTTTCTTATAATTTAATCTTTTACCCATTGCATCTTTTGCTTCTAATAATTCAAAATGTCTGTGGTCTCTCTTTTTAACATACATTTTATGTTCTAAGGTTGTAATTAAATCTATTTGTTGAGATTCTAATTTATACATTTGTCCTTTGTGTGCAAATTTCCATAATTTAGAAGGTTTAGAATAGTAAATTTCTTCTTTATCATTTAAACAAGCTACTGTATCTTCCAAAGTAACTTTATCTATTCCTTTCCATCCTTTAGTTGTTAATACTTCATGTTCTGGTGTTAAACAGAATTTATCCCCAATCACAGGAACCCTTTCCATTCTTACCCTTACATTATACATCTCATAACCTTCACTATTGTAAACCCCTGTATGTACTCTGTCAATTACACCATCAACATTGGATTTAAATATTTCGGAACTATCCTTGTATACCTTGTTACTATCACCTGTAGGTTGAATTGGAGATACTTTACCAATAATAAAATCTTCATTTGTAATTTCTGTTTCTTCTGGAGCAAATCCTTTTTCATTTAATTTATTATAATTTCCTTGTTTCATATCTGCTACTTTATTCTTATCTGGTTTTGTAAAAATATCATCTTGATTTGTTGAAGGATTTTTATCAATCTCAGAGTGATACTTTTTTAATGTATCCGCTCTAAAAATACCTCTGTCAATAGCACTTTGGTTGAATACCATTGAATCTTCTTGGTTGAAACCGTTGTATGATGCAATTGCAACTATAGCATTTTCACCATAAGGTAAATCTAAGCAATGATTATATTCCATAGTTTTGGTTGTTACTATGGGAACTTGTGGATAATATAAAACTTGTGAAATATCCATTCTATCTTTATAACTTGTCAAATAAACACTGATTGCCTGTTTGGCTTGTGAAAAGTGAATAATATTACGACCTGAATGGTTATGGTTACTAAATGGAATATTACCAGCAATAACTCCAAGTAAAGTCCAAGAATGAAAATCACAATGAGTATATCTTATCCAACGATATTCACCATATCTATTAATTTTACTTGTTTCATTATATTCTACTTTTCTATTACGATTTTCTTCTACTTCATTTAAACGATAATATCTGTCGGCACACATAATATAGTTGCTACTTTCAATATCCTCATATTCTACCAAATTAGTAAATTTAGATAAAATTCTTCTCCAACCCTTTGCGGAATCTTTAGAATCTAATTCAGTATCAACATTATCTAAAACATCTTTAGTAATACCTAATTTATTATCTTTTACAACTAACAAAGGTCTAATTAATCTTCCACCATCGTAAAAAACCTTAATTTCTTTTTTATTATAATCTAAGCAAATTGTTGTATATTTATCAATAACACCATTTCTTCTTTTTAATTTTAATAAATCATAAACTTCATTTGTTTCAGCTACTTTAATTACACCAATCCAATCACCATTAATAAATATTTTAGTATATGACTTCATTTGTAATGGATCAATATCAGCAGCATGTTTCATATTAGTTGTTTTCAATACTGCATTTACTACTTCATATTGTGAAGTATTTTGTTGAGATATAGATGACATCATAGCTAATGATTTAACTATACCGATTTTTTGACCTTCTGGTGTTTCAGCACAGTTATGTACTACAATATTATTTGCAATAAATGAGTGATTTTCAGAAACTGTTGTAAAATCATAAACTGATTCAACAGGTAACTTTTTAATATGTCTTACACCACTTATTGTTATTTCTTTTTTACCTAATACATATATTATATCTCCAACTTTTAAATCTTCTAAATTTACCCATGTTTTTTCAAGATTAGGGGATTTACTACATAGAAAAGGATGATTACCTGTTGCCTTAATTTTCGAACCACAATAAGTATCAAGCTCAAATAAATCATCTGGCTCCAATTTAAAAAAGTTATAAATTTTTGTTTCTTCCATTTCTAAAGTGTCTTTATTAACTGATATTACTATTTCATCTCCAGTAAAGTCTTTTATTTGTTTATTACCATCTTTAGTTAATACTTTTGTATCACCAGTTAAACAACATAAGAATTGCATTTGCAAATTTTGAGCTTGTCTTATACTAGTAACTTTAGATGTTGATGAATCCAAAGATGGAGCCATTACTCTTCTTAAATAAGAAATTGCTTGAACCCAAGACAATCTTTGTAAACTTTGTGCAACTCCTTTTTTAGTTTTATTCATTCCCCAAATACCAGTTGCTAATGCAGTTTTAATACCTTGTTCAATTATAGCTGGTTTAATTTGATTTAAAACGTTAATTGGATTTTCATCAGATTGATTCTTTTTAGCAAATAATTTTCCAATTTCATTTAACATTTTCTTCCAATTTTGTCTGAAAAGCTGACCAATTAAAATACCAGGTGTTTCAATTCTTTTATTTTGTAAAGCATCTCTGTCATCTGGGTCATTACGCTCTAACCAAACATTTAATAATTTATTAATCATATATCCCAAATAACAAATCTTCTTAGGAATATCTTCACCTAAATGAGGTAAAAAATCTTGTCTTAAAATCTTTTCCAACATCATTCTTCTTTGAAGTTTTGCTAATTCTTCATCGGTTTGTGAAATCATTCTGTTCTTTCTTAACTTTGAAGCTAAATACTCAATTGCTTCTTCTCTTGTTTTAATATTATTTCCCAAGTCATCTATGGAATGTTCCATTGAAGAACGAAGCAAGTTAATCATCTTAATATCATTAATATCATAAGTAATTTTTGAAATAATATCCTGGTCTGATTCTACACCTAGAGCTCTAAACATAATAAATATAGGTACATCTACTAAAGATGAAGTTGTAATACTAATATCGTTTTCTTTTCTATTCTTAATAGTTACAATTTGTAAATTATCTGCCCAATCATTCTTTCTAGAATTTATTTGACAAGTATAAATATAACCTTCAGGATAAGCTGACTCTTTTTTCATAAATACTAAAGGTTTATTGTCAACCATCTTTTCAATTGACATTACTACTTTTTCTTGACCATTAACAATGAAATATCCACCTGGGTCATACTTACATTCTCCATGTAAATCTTTTTTTATTTGAGTGGAACAATATTTGGAATTTACCATAATTGGAATATTACCAATAGCTAATTCTTTCTCTGGTTCTCCAATTTCTTTAACAATTTTATCACCTGTTAAAATATCTTGCTTTTCTAAAACTTGAACAACATCACAAACAATTGTTGCAAAATAATTAAGATGATTTTTTCTTGCATCCGATGGAAATTTAATTTCATTGTCATTGTCAAATGTTGGAGGTTTTATTCTAATATTACTACACTTGAAACCATGTAAATAAATATTATTTTCTATAACATTTTGATAAAAATGATTTGATTCTTGAACCAAACTATATGGAATACTTTCTTCTACCAACTGATTATATGAAGCAAAGAGATGCTCATATAATACCTTTGGTTGCTTAAAATACAAATCCATCATTTTATCAATATCCCCCTGAGATATTATTAAGGTATTATTCGACATTAACTATATAGATATAATTCTTTTATATATTTTTATCAAATTTTTTCAATTTTGATAAAATTATTTAAAAAATATCTTGTAGTAGTTTGTTTTTTGACTCATTAATATCTATGTTCTTTTCGTTCACTTTACCTTTTTGAAAATACTTAATATTTAAGTAGTTAACATTATTTAAATTTTCATTTTGTAAAAAAAACCAAATAGGAATATTATAATTATATTTCTTAAAATTATCTATTAAACTTAAATCTTTGTCAGTTTTAATTGAAAGAAAAATCGGTGAAATTTTAAGGTCTTCTGTATAATTAGAAAAATATAAATTATCCATATAATAAATATATTTAACTTGATTTAATTTAAAAAAGAATTTTAATAGGGTAAAAGGTAAAATTCTTAATAAAAAAAATAAAATATTATTTTGAATAATTAAATCTTTATATTGCAATGTCATAATTTTTACAGAAAAATTAGTAATTAATAAATCTCGCATTCTTATAAAAAATTCCATATATTTTATTAATAAATATTTTTTTAAATAACTATATTTATTTAAAGGTATTCCCTTTAATTAATTAATGGAAACTTTAACCCTAGAAAATAAATTATTAAGAAATTGGTGTTTATGGATTCATAAAGATAAAGAAAATTGGAAAATTTCAGGATTCCAAAATGTATACACATTGAAAACTGTAAATGATTTTTGGCAATTATATAATAATTGGGATAAAATTGGTGGTATAAATCAAAGACATTATTTTTTTATGGAAGAAGGAATTACCCCTATTTGGGAAGATGACAATAATAAAAAGGGAGGTTGTTGGTCTTATAAAATCCACGAGAATCAAGCTCAAGAATTATGGGATGATTTATCTACTTATTTAGTAACTGAAAAATTATCTTCAAAACAAAACGATATTACTGGTTTATCTATTTGTTTAAAAAAGAATAATTATAGTGTTATTAAAATTTGGAATAGAAATAGTAAGGAAAATAGTTTAGCTTTATTAAACGAAACTATATTGAAAAAGTGGGGTATGGATATAATTTATATTGCACATATTCCTGAATAAATTATAATAACTTTTTTAGATTAAAATAATTTCCTTATTCTGTTATAATTAAAATAAACTATTAAAATAATAGCAATAATAATTAAATAAAAGAAAGCATTATCTCCAATATCAGAAAATCCTTCAAAGTTTTGGACACTTTTTGGTATGCCTATGTTACCGTTACTTTGTACAATTAAAGGAGCTTGTTGTGGAACTGGTTGTGGTAATTTAATTATAGGTAATATCCAATATTTCCAGTTATGCGAGTTCCAAATATTATAAAATTCAGAAGTTTCAATAATATCTTTGCTAATACCAGGTAAATTACTAAATGTTTTGGTATATGCATTATACATAGGGTTAACTGTCATTGCTCCTCCAACTGCTCCATTTTCTAATTTTGGTACTTCATCAGATGTAATCATTAAAAATCCAATGCTTCTAAATGACATTTTCGTTGGAAAGTTTCCTTTTGTAATTGTACCTTTTACAAATACTTCTGTAATCCCATTATTGAAAACAGTTGGTTGTTCATAAATAAGTTTAGTAGTTCCGTCAGGAAAAGTCATACTAATATAATCATTCTTTTCAACACTTCCGACTTTAGTAGGTAATATTATAGCTCTAATTGTAAAATTTATTATTCCATTAAAAAGTATAGGATCTATATTATACTTTACACTTTTTTCAGGACTTATCTTATTTATATCTTGACTATTAGCAATATTTTGTCTTGGATATTCTAATTTATAATAAAAATTAAGATTATATCCTACTTCAACTGATTTTGGTAGAAAGCCTATAAGTTGTAATGTATTACTAGGAGTTAAA